TAGCTTTTTCGTGCTGTTCTTCAGGAAGCTGAAAATCGTCATGCCATTGCACAAGAACAAAACCAATATTGGCACCTTTATTTTTTAGCGGCAAACAGGCGTACTGCGATACATTTTCATCTTCAAAGAATCCCCGGACGTAACTTTCCGGGAGGATTGAGGTGTAATGTACCGTGCTTCTGTTCTCCACTATCTTTGTCAATAAAGGGATATACATCGAGCATAGATTCCCCTTTAGTTTCATGACCTGTGATGTATATCCCTTGTGTGTAGATTCATGCGTCACCGAAAATTTACGCATGGAAATTCCATCCATTGTGTATTCACCGTTGTGAAATTGTATGATGCTGGCTCTCATGGCCTTGGTCACAACTCTTAGTTCAGTGAGAAGTTCGTGAATTTCTGTATGAATCTCAATAAAGTTGTCTTTTCTTGGTTTGCCACCGAAGAATTTAATAATTCCAAAGCCAACACCAAGAATTCCAACTACAACTACTGAGATTATTTCCATGAACTTTGCGAAATCGGTCATTGCTAGGTACATCTTATCTAACTCCAAAGGGGACTTTAATATTTATATTCTTGACAGCTCAAGAATAGGGGCTATAATCACTGCATGCAAAGAGACGAATTATTCCTGTTACACTCTAAAATTTGTGAAGAAGCCCGTCTTTTAATGGAAAAAAAGAATGCGGACTATGCAACCAGCACCGATCCTTTTATGAATTTTAAGCGGGCTGAGTTCCTTGGATTCAGCACCGCCGAAATGGGAGTGCTGATTCGCATGACGGACAAAATGTCCAGAATTTCAACGTTCCTAAACCGGGGCCAGTTGTCGCTGGAAAACGAAAGCGTCTATGACGCAATTGTTGACATCATCAACTACAGTGTCATACTTGCGGGTCTGCTGAAGGATAGAGAAGCCAACAAGCCAAAATGAAATTTTACACCGCCTGCGCCATCAAGGGAAACAAAATCCTTGTCCGTGGCTACAAGAACGGAGTCCGTTTCACGGACTCTGTTTCATTCAAGCCATCTCTTTACATAAAGAGCGACAAGGACACCAAGTATAAGACTCTGACTGGAACTCCGGTCAAGAGAATGATATTCGACAGCCTTTATGACTGCAGGGAATTCCTGAAGCAGTACGAAGATCTCAATGACGCTCCTATTTACGGGAACACTGATTTCGTCACTCAGTATCTCTTGGAGACATACGAAGAAGAAGTCACCTATGATCTTTCCAAGATCAAGATAGCATACTTCGACATTGAGTCTGAGACCGAAGGTGGCTTTCCAGATCTTCGCAATCCAAACGAGAAGATCAACATCATCGGTGTCCGCATCAGTGGTGTAAACTATGCCATTACTTGCAAACAAGTGGACATCCCTGACTGCAAACTTGTTCTGTGCTCTTCTGAGAAGGAAATAATTGAAAAGTTCTTTGAACTGCTCAGAAAAGAGGACATCGACGTTATCACGGGATGGAACGTCAAGTTGTTTGATATTCCCTACATCATCGGCAGAGCAAAATTGTTCTTTGAGGACAAGGAAATACAGTCTTGGATGCCATTCAATCTTTTGAAGGAGAGGGAAACAAATATTGGTGGAACAGACTACAGGCTGTTTGAGATGCCGGGATACACCATTTTGGATTACATGGATCTTTATAAGAAGTTCTCAGGCACCAGCCAAGAAAGTTATGCCCTCAATTTCATTGCCAAGGCTGAACTAGATGCACAGAAACTCGATTACTCTGACTATGGTTCTTTGAAGGAGTTTTACACCAAGGACTTTCAAAAGTTTGCGGAGTATAACATTCAAGACGTGCAACTGGTTGAGCAACTTGACAACAAACTAAAACTCATCGACTTGGCAGTCTCCATTGCATACGAAGCAAAGATTCCCTATGATGTTGTCTTCTTTGCCACCAGAATCTGGGGAACCATTTGCTGTGACTACCTCTTGCATAGAAACATAATTTCCCCCATACAAACGACTTATGCCAAAGATGACCAATTTGTCGGAGCCTACGTCAAAGATGTTACTCCCGGTCTTTACAAGAACATCGTCAGTTTCGATGCAACCAGCCTGTACCCGAGCATCATCATGGGCTGGAACATTTCCCCGGAGACTTGCGTCAAGCGGGACAACTCCTTGAATGCAGATGATTTCCTGCGGAGCAAGAGAAAAGAAATACCAGATCTCATCACAGATGCAATGACGCAAAATGCCTGCCTTGCATGCAATGGTTCCATGTTCAGCAACAACGTTCGTGGATTCATTCCCATCCTCATCGAAAAAACATTCAACCAGCGTAAAGATGCAAAGTCCAAGATGTTGGACTTGGAAAAGGAGTATGAATCGTCAAAGGATTCTGCTCTTCTTCCAAGAATTGCAGCACTGAAGATTCGTCAGTCAGTCAAGAAGATTTTGGCCAACAGCCTTTATGGCTGCTTGGGCAATCCAGCATTCATTTATTCTTCCCCTGAACTTGCCACTGCGGTGACCGTTACTGGTCAGGTCATAATTCGCAGCGCAGAAAGCGCAATGAATTCCTACATTCGTAAACTTACGAAGAAGAACAGCAAGGATTACGTTCTTGCTGTCGATACTGACTCCGTTTACATAAACCTAGACGATGTTGTAACACAGATTCAGTCCAAGACAAATATTACTGACATCACCACCTTTGTCGATACCATCTGCGAGAAGAACATTCAACCAGAATTGACAAAGGAAATGGATCTTCTCACAAAGACCCTGAACTGCAGTGATAACAAGATCTTCTTCAAGCGTGAAGCAATTGCTTCGGCGGGGATGTTCATTGCAAAGAAGAGATACGCTTTGTTGGTCCAGGATCTTGAAGGAATTAGGTTCGAAGAACCCAAACTGAAGATCATGGGTCTTGAAACTGCAAGAAGCAGCACTCCTGCAATCGTTCGCAAGAAGTTGAAGGAGTGCATTCGAATCATACTGACACAAACCCCAGAGGAGCTGCGGCAATATGTGAATAAATTCTATGATGAATTTCTTATGCTGCCTTTGTCTGATGTCGCAGCTCCTCGGGGTGTCAGTGGCATCAGCAAATACACGGACAAGAACAACATTTACGCTTCCGGTACACCTATTGCTACCAAGGCAGCGCTGTTGCACAATGCCTACATAAAGAAACTAGGCATTGATCATCAGTATCCTGCAATCAAGGAAAAGGACAAGATGAAGTTTGTGTTTGTCAAGGTTCCGAATCCATATGGCATGGGTGGCAGGGATGCGGTCATGGGATTCATCAATTCTCCTCCAGTTGAATTTCAGTTGGAGAAATACACCGACAGAAACAAGCAGTTTGAGAAAACGTTCAATGAACCTCTTGAAAATATCTTGAATGCAATTGGCTGGAAATTAAATGCGGAAGCAACACTTGAAGAGTTCTTTGTATGAGGTATAATGTTAAGATATGGTGAAGAAAATCAAATCTAGATATGGTGATGAAAGAATTATCACACTTCTTGAAAACGGATCTTACAAGGTCGAAGGTCGGTCAATGTATTCTCGCTTTGGTGATGGCCTATTCGATTTTGAAGGTGGGCCATGCTTTATCGCTGGTGACCGATTACTTGATGTTGACGCTCCGGTAATCATTGAATCGATTGAAGTAGTTCACGACACACCAGATGGTGTGGCTGCTTGCATTTTGCACGTTCGAAAGGAAAAAAATGTCAAAGTATCTAAAAAGTCTAATCGGAAAAATAAATAACCCGGACGCAAAGTTAGTATCAGAGGGACTGGAGGGATCTGACGTAACTGGTTTCATTGATACTGGTTCGTATGTCCTCAACGCACTTCTGTCTGGATCAATCTATGGAGGCTTGCCAAACAACAAGATCTCATGCCTAGCAGGAGATCCAGCAACAGGCAAGACATTTTATGCTATCGGGATTGCTTCACAATTTCTCAGAGACCACAAAGACGGTATCGTCATTTATTTCGACACAGAGCAGGCTGTTACTTCTGACATGTTCATTGAGCGTGGAATTGACCCTGAAAGAATTGCAGTCGTTCCTGTCGCAACTATTGAGGAGTTTAAAACTCAGTCGCTCAAGATAGTGAACGACATTCTTGAACAACCAGAGGAAGACAGAAAGCCAATCTTCATGGTTCTCGATTCTCTTGGTATGTTGTCCACCGAGAAAGAGATGAATGACTCTGCCGAAGGCAAGAACGTTCGGGACATGACTAAGGCACAGCAAACGAAGGCAACCTTCCGTGTTCTCACCCTCAAGCTCGGCAAGGCAAAGATTCCGATGCTTCTGACCAACCACACATATCAGGTGATCGGTTCGTATGTTCCAACAAAAGAACTTGGTGGTGGCATTGGTCTGAAGTATGCAGCCAGCAACATCCTAACTCTCTCAAAGAGCAAGGACAAGACCGAAGAAGGAGTTGTCGGTAACTTCATCAAGTGCACCAACTACAAGAATCGATTCGTCAAGGAGAACATGCAAGTAGAGACTCGATTGAACTACACATCCGGTCTCAGCCGATACTATGGTCTGACTGATTTTGCAATCAAGTATGGAATCTTCAAGAAGGTTTCCACTAGGATTGAATTGCCAGATGGAACAAAAGTATTTGAAAAAAATCTTGACGAAGACCCGGAGAAGTATTATACTACGGATATCCTAGATAGATTGGATAAAGAGATTCAAAAGGACTTCAAGTATGGGCAACCTTCCTGATTACAAATTTGTTCCGGATGCAGACGGCAAGATACAAGAAACTTGCCCAATTGAAATTTTAAGTGGACAGCATGTGGGTATAATTTATAGATATGGTGTTATTCGTGTTGCAGAACATGACAATGATAATGTAAAGGTTATCATGGACATAGATTTGATCAAGGCCCCTGAAGGATTCAACAAGGATACGGAAGAATTTACGAAAGATGTTGGTGAAATTTTTGTAAACATCGTTGAGACACAGACCAACAAAGAAGCGGTCGTGGATCTTGAAGATGATGTTCATCAGGATTGAACCTGGACTTTACTCAAACACAAGACATAATTAAAACATGGAATCAGTTATTCTAAAGAACTTGGTCCTCAATGAGGACTATGCTCGCAAGGTTGTTCCGTTCCTTCAAGAGGAATACTTCCACGACAAGGCAGAGAAGACTGTCTTTGGCATTGTTGGAAAGTTCATCCTCAAGTACAACAGCATCCCAACCAAGGATGCTGTACTCATTTCCCTCGGAGAAGAAAAATCTCTCAGTGAAGTAGAGTTCAACAAGTGCAAGTCGATCAGCGACGAAATGTACAAGGAGGGGGAGAAATCTGATACGGTGTGGCTCGTTGAGCAGACGGAAAAGTTCTGCAAGGAGAAAGCGATCTACAATGGCATCATGGCGTCTATTGGAATCATTGACGGGAAGGACAAGGAAAGGACTCAGAATGCTATTCCTGAGATTATGTCAAAGGCTCTTTCTGTTTCTTTTGATACTAGAGTTGGCCATGATTTTTTGGAAGATGTTGACGAACGATATGAGTATTACCACAGAGTAGAGGAGAAGGTTCCATTTGATCTTGAGATGTTCAACAAGATCACCCGTGGTGGAACTCGCAAGAAGACTCTTAACGTAGTCATGGCGGCATCCGGTGTGGGCAAGAGTGCATTCCTGTGCCACCATGCTGCCTCCTGCTTGGCACAGAATCTCAATGTCCTCTACATCACGCTAGAGATGGCAGAGGAGGAAATCGCCAAGCGCATTGATGCCAACCTTTTGGATACAGACATGCATGTGCTGGAACAGATGCCTCTTACTCAGTATGAAGCAAAGGTGGAGAACCTTAAGAGAACTTGTCGTGGCAAGTTGATAATCAAGGAATACCCGACTGCTGCAGCCAACGTTACTCACTTCCGCAATCTTATTGAGGAACTTAAGATCAAGAAGAAGTTCACCCCAGATGTCATCTTTGTAGATTATCTAAACATTTGTTCGTGTGCCCGATTCAAACTAGGCAACGGAATGAATAGTTACACATACGTTAAGGGAATCGCTGAGGAACTTCGTGGCATGGCCAAGCAGTTTAACATTCCACTGTGGACTGCTACACAGGTCAACCGTGAAGGTGCAAAGAGCAGCGATATGGAGATGACTGATACGTCCGAGAGTTTTGGTCTTCCACAGACTGCGGATTTTTTCTTTGCCTTGATTGAGAATGAGGAATTGGCACAAAGCAATCAGTTGGTGGTCAAGCAACTCAAGAATCGTGGCAACGACACAACCAAGAACAGAAAGTTTTTGGTTGGAGTCAACAAGTCCAAGATGAAGTTCTACGATGTTGACAACAGCAGTTCTAATCTTGTTAATTCAAACAATACCGATGAGGAGGGATTTGGTTCTGGTTCAGATGGAAACACATTTAATCCTCAGTTCGGAAAGAAGCGCAACAAGGCGATCAACTGGACTTTTGAAGAAGCCAAATGACGCTATATATTGATAAGAAGTTCGTAAACCTTCTTTCGGGGACACTTGAGAAGTTCAAGTGGAAGAAAGATACATTAGCCACATGCAGATGTTTTAAGTGTGGCGACTCACAGAAGAACAAGTCCAAGACAAGGGGATACTTCTTTGAGCACAAAGGCCATTATGTTTACAAATGTCACAATTGCGGTTTTTCTTGCAATATATATTCTGTACTTGAAGCTGTTAGCCCATCACTCGCAAAAGAATATGCGTTTGAAAAATTTAAAGACAAGAATCCTGAACCAATTGAGAAAAAACAAGTCGCTCCCCGCCAACAAGTGTTTACTGATCTCGGAACAAGGCTTGAC